TGGTGTTGTGTCTTGGGTATGATGGGTAATTTCATGGTCATTCCCTTTACTAACTTTGTACTAGCTCTGTTGGCTGTTGAAGTCACTATACCACTCATTGACCTAGAGACTATGATGCCTGTACTTATGGGTATGCTTGGTCTTGGTGCTATGCGCTCTTATGAAAAAACCAAGGGCGTGTCGAGGGAAAAGTAAATGGCATTACGACCTACTAAAGGAATGTTGACAGGATCTAAAGAGACTAAGACTTTGCCCGGAGAGTCTGGTCCCTTTGACCCTAATGCTGGTACTCCTACTTCTTTTGATGACGAAGTTCCTTCCGGTAATGGTACAACAGATAATACCGGAGCAAGTCGTCTTGAAGATACTACTGGTATTTGGCAAGCAATTTTCACACAAATGGGTCGAGTAGACCTTTTAGAAACTGGCGGTGAACTTTTAGAAATACTTGCTGAAACTACAAGAGCAGGTCAACCGGGAGCGCCTATAGACGAAAGCCAGTTAAGAACACTTACGCAAGAACAAAGAGAAGCAGCACTCGAAGCTTATTTAATATTTAATCAGTCTTTTGACAGAGCGCAAGAAATTGTTGACACCTTGATTAACAACCCTGAAGAACTTGAGGGCATGGAAAATCCGGGTGAAGTAACAAATCTTTTAATAGAACAAAATGCTTTAGGTTTACTAGGACCAAGTGCTGCAACACCAGTAACTTCTGTTCCTGAAGGAATGGTAATTAGAAGTGGAGCAGGTGTTACTGTAGACATTAGTGAAATAGGATCAATAAGCGATGTAAACCTTGAAACTATATTTGAACATTTAAAAGGTTACATTCCGGGAGTTAGTCTTCCAAGTTGGCTTCCCAGTGCCGGTGTTATTTTTATACCGGACATTCAAGGTAAAATACGCCAAGTTAACGACGCTGTAGGAGGCGTTGTAGACTCTATTGGCGGTGTATTAACAGGAGAAGCTAGTGTTCAAGATGTTCTTGACGCAATGGGCGGTGTTATCACTGATGTGTTTGATGCTGTAGTTTACAACACCTCAGAAGAAGGCGAAGAAGGTATTCTTGAAAACGCTGTAAGTAGTGTTTTTGGTGCAATTAAAGACGTTTTAGAAGGAACAGCGGACGCTACTACAACAGGTACAGTTGTTGGTGGTGTAATAACTTCTGTTCTTGGGTCTAGTTTGCCTACTTGGTTGCCCGGTGTTTTAACAACAGTATTTGGTTCTGGTAGTCCAGTACTCCCTACAATACAACGTGTATTATCAGAAGTGGGTATTGATCTTCCATTAACGGAAGTAGAAACAGAACAAGACCCTACCCTTATGTTTACTAACAGGGGTAACAACTACTTTGTAAGCAGTGAAGGCGATGAGTACTTCCAGTTAGCTGAGAGTGAAGACTTCGACTTTGAGTTTAACGGTCAGTACACCAGAGAGCAGCTAGAAAACACTGGACTGGAAACAATCAACTCTGGTACGTATCAGTCACTGTTGGATGATCTGTCGTTTCATGCACTAGAAGAAGACATCTATCAGTACTCTATAGAAGATCTGGTAGCACGTTACGAAGAAGAAGGAGGCATACTTCCCGGTGACTGGAAAGAGATGGATGAAGAGTCACGGTACAACTACTTCTTAGACGACTACTTCGACATTCCTCGTAGAATTGAAGACCCTGACAAAGACCCTGACGAAGAACCTCCTGTAGAGCCACCTGTAGAACCTGAGCCAGAACCAGAGCCACCTGTAGAACCACCGCCTACAGATCAGCCTGAGCCAGAACCAGAGCCTCCTACAGAAGAACCTGAGCCTGATCCTACAGACACGTCAGTAATTGAAGGTTTGTTTGCTGACTTCTTGGCACAACTAGACGAAGAGTTTACGGGTCAGCAAGAGCAGATCAATCAGATCATACAGAACTTTGTTGAGACACTGCCTGACTTTGACGCAATGCCTACAATGGAGGACATTGCTGAGTACTTTGAAATCAACGGCGTTACACTGTCAGAGCAGAACTTTGATCGTATACGTCAAGAGTTAGCTGATGCAGGTTACCTGACACAAGAGCAGTTGACAGAGGCGTTGGCTGGTGTTGCTACGCCAGAGCAAGTACAAGAAGCTATTGAAGGTGCTGGCTTTGCTACACCAGAGCAGGTAATACAAGCACTAGCAGAAGCAGGTTATGCTACTCCAGACGACATTACTAACGCACTGGCTAACTCAGGGTTTGTTACAGAAGATCGTATGTTACAAGCCTTGGCAGAGGCTGGGTATGCAACCCCTGAGCAAGTAGAACAAATTGTTAACAATGCTATCTCTGGTATTGTTATACCTGAAGGTGCTACTGCAGAAGAAGTACGACAGTTAATTCAAGAAGCTATTGACGGTATACCTGAGGGTATTTCTCTTGAAGACGTAGGCAACGTAGTTAACGAAGCTATTGCTAACATAGAGTTTCCTGAAGGACTGTCAGAGGGTGATGTACGTGGCATTGTAGACAGTTTTGGTTTTGCTACTTCTGCTGACGTACAGGCTGGCTTTGATGATCTTAATGACAAGATTGACAACGTACTTAACGGTGTTGCTACACAGTTTACAGAGCAAGAAGCTGCGTTTGCTGCTGATCTACTTGGTTTAGAAACCTCTGTATTCCAACAATTAGCGGCTACAGAAGGCGCTCTAAGAGACGAACTGTTAGGCTTAGGTGAAGACTTAGACAGTATTAGAGCAGACTTTTCAGGACGTTTTGATGAGTTTGCAGATACCTTTGCTCTCTTCCAGACAGACGTTAGTGGACAGTTTGCTGACCTTAATCAACGCTTTGATGATGCTATCAACGGCATTGCTACACAGTTTAGCGATCAAGAAGCAGAGTTCCTAGCTAGTATTACAGGACTTGAGGCTTCTATAATTCAATCTCTTGCAGCAGTAGAAGGTGGACTTAGTGCTGAACTAGAGATGCTAGGTACTGACCTGATATCTTTGCAAGAAGACGTAGCAGGACGCTTTGATGAGTTTGAGTCGTTTACTTCAGAGCAGTTTGAACTTGCAGCGACCGAACGTCAACAACTACAGCAAGCCATTATTGCGGCTAACGGTGACATTACACAGCTAAGCGCTGACATGCAACAAATGTTTGCAGACTTTGGCGGTACTATTTCTGATCTGTTTGCTGGCGTAGGTGTTGACATTGAAGCACTACAAGCAGGACAAATAACGCAACAAGAAGCACTAGATCAACTGCGTACATCTATAGGCCAACAGTTTACTACGGCACAGGAAGAGCGTCAGGAGCTACAACAAGCAATCATAGCTGTTGGTGGTGACGTAACTCAGCTTAGTGACGACATGATGCTACGGTTCCAACAGCAGGACCAAAGTATAGAGGAACTGTTTGCTGGTACTAACGTAAACATTGAAGCGTTACGTCAAGGGCAGATAACACAACAAGAAGCATTTGATGCTTACCAGCAGTACACAACAGAGCAGTTTGGTCAAGCACAGCAAGATCGTTTAGCACTAGCTCAAGAGATAATCAGTGTTGGTGGTCAGGTAGAAGCTCTTAGTGCAGACAGTCAACAACGGTTTGCTGAACTAGGTTTGTCTCTTGCTGATCTGCAGGAAGAATTTAATGTAAACCTAGTTGGTCTACAGCAAGGACAGATTAGTCAGGCTGAAGCGTTTGGTCAGTTTAGAGACAGTGTTACTACACGGTTAGGCTTGGCAGAAGAAGAACGTGAAGAAATACTGACACGTCAAGCTGACTTTGAAAGAGTGTACGGTGAAGAGCAACAAGCACTGCAAGAGCAAATTACTACTGGCAATTTACTAACTATGTTAGCTGGGGGTGGTATGTTTGGTGGTGCTGCTGCTCCTGCTCGAGCACCTTACAAAGAGTTTACAAAGGGTATAACGTACCGTCCCAGAGAAGCACCAGAGCTTGCTATTAAAACGCCAGCAATAGACTATAACGAAGAAGCACAAAAATTATTAATGCGAACCCGCAGACGAGGAATGCTGGTATGACGTACCTTAACTTAATGAATAATGTACTACGCCGATTACGAGAAGAAGAAACAACATCGGTTACTGGTACTACCTACGTTAAGATGGTAGGTGATTTTATTAATGATGCAAAGAAAATGGTAGAAGAAGCAACTGATTGGTCAGCTTTGCGTTCTACTATTATTGTTTCTACTACTGCATCAGACAACACTTATTCGCTGACGGGCGGTAGTGACAACGTAAAGGTTATGTGTGTTCTTAACGACACGAGTAACTTGTTCATGGACTACCAAACAAAAGACTGGTTTAACGAACAGTTATATATTAGCAGTGCAGCAGAAGGTGAACCACGGTATTACACCTACAACGGTCTTGATGCTAGTGGTGATACGCAGGTACTAGTAGGACCAACTCCTGACGGTGTATACAATCTTCGGTTTGATGTTGTAAAAAGACAAGCTGATTTGAGCAGTAACACAGATACATTGCTAGTTCCTGCAATGCCTGTTGTACATCTTGCTGTAGCGTTGCTTGCACGAGAACGCGGTGAAACTGGTGGTACTTCTGTTGCTGAGTACTTCCAAATTGCTGATAAGTTTTTGTCTGACGCTATTGCTATAGACGCAGCAAAGCACCCTGAAGAGATGGTATTTAGGACTATTTAATATGGCTCAACAACTGCAAAGTATCAATCTTGTAGCTCCGGCGTTTAAAGGTGTTAACACCGAAGATTCGCCGTTGGCTCAAGACCCGTCGTTTGCAGAAATTGCAGACAACGCCGTGATTGACAAACGTGGTCGTATTGCTGCACGTAAGGGCCACACTGTCGTAACAACAAACAAGACTGTCCTTGGTACTGACTCGTTACGATCTATTAAAGAGTTTAAGGACAACGCAGGAAACACTAAGATATTTTCTGTAGGTAACAATAAGATCATTAGTGGTACAACTACACTAGTTGATGAGACTCCCGGTGGATACAGCATCACTGCAGACAACTGGAAGCTTGTAGACTTTAACGACAAGATCTACTTCTTTCAACGTGGGTTCCAACCTCTTGTGTACGACAACGCAGGAGGCTCTGTAATCACGCTCAGCAGCGTTTCTGGTGCAGCTGGTGTTACTAGTGCTATGTACGGTAACGAAGTCCTAGCGGCTTATGGAAGGCTCTGGACAGCAGACGTTACTGGAGACAAGTCTACTGTTTACTGGTCTGACCTTTTGATCGGCCATGACTGGTCCGGAGGCACTAGCGGTAAAATAGACATATCTAAGGTGTGGCCTGATGGCTATGATGAGATTGTAGCGTTAGCGGCACACAACGGACTGTTGATTATCTTTGGTAAGCACAGCATTGTTGCGTATCAAGGAGCAGAAGCACCAGCAACAATGGCATTGGCAGATACTGTAGCGGGTGTTGGTTGTGTTGATAGAGACACTGTGCAGTACACAGGTACGGATGTATTGTTCTTGTCTCACACCGGACTTAAGAGCTTTGGTAGAACAATACAAGAAAAATCAATGCCTATTAGCAGTCTGTCCGGTAACATTACCAAGGACATTATTGCTGCGTTGCAGAACGAGACTGAGTTCTTTAGGTCTGTGTACAGTCCTGAGGAAGGCTTCTACCTGCTAACCTTTACAGGACAAGACGTAACGTATTGTTTTGATGTGCGAAGTACTTTAGAAAATGGAGCATATCGTGTTACTCGTTGGCCGTCTACTAAGTTTACGTCATTTACACGCTTAGACAACGGCACGTTATACATTGGTACTAACAACGGTATTAGCACGTACACCGGCTACAGTGACAACGGAGAAGGCTACAGATTTAAGTACTATAGCCCAAGCTTAACATTTGGTGATAGCTCTAGAATCAAGATTTTAAAGAAGTTGAAGCCGACATTGGTTGGTGCAAACAACGCAACAGTATTTCTTAAGTGGGCTTACGACTTTGAAACAACGTACGCTACTGCAGAATTTACAGTAGGTAACCAAATTACTGGGTTTTATGGTGAAAGTGAGTACACCACCGTAGAGTTTACAGCAGGACAGTTGACCAATGCAAGGTCACTTAATACAACAGGATATGGAACAAGTGTGCAGGTAGGACTAGAGTCAGAGATAGACGGTTTTGCTTTGTCACTACAGGAGATTAACGTAATGGCTTTGATAGGAAAGCTACTTTAACGGGAGTAAAACATGGGACCTTTTCCAACAGTACAACCACCAACAACAGAGGAAAGTTCTGGTAACGCTTTTACAGAAATGTTAAGTGGCTTAGGGTCTTTTCTTTCTCAACCTGACGTTTTGCTTCCGGGTGTAGTTGGTGGACTATTAACAGGGGAAGCATACGGTCGTCTTAGTGATATAGGACGAGAGGCTAGAACAGGCGCAGAAGCTCTTGCTGCACAGCAAATGCAACAGACACAGTTTAGACCGTTTACTGTGACTACTGCTACTGGTGCCGGCATGGGTACTCAGGTAACGCCTGAAGGTGGTATTGAAACTACTATGGGCTTGTCTCCACAAGAAATTGCTTTGCAGAATCAACTACTAGGAGGTGCTGGTGGTTTCTTCGGTCAAGCGGTACAACCTACACTAGATCGTGAACAAGCTATCTTTGAGCGTATGCGTAGAACACAACGTCCTGAAGAGGAGCGTCAACGTCTTGCTACAGAAGAGCGTATGGCTGCACAAGGACGTCTTGGTTTAAGTTCTGCGGCGTATGGTGGTGCTACTCCTGAGTTGTTAGCTCAAGAAACTGCAATAAACGAAGCACGTAACAGGGCTATGTTAGCGGCTATGCAACAAGCTCAAGCAGAACAGATGCAACAAGCAGCATTAGGACAACAGTTCCTTGGTGCAGGTTACTTACCACAGCAACAACTTATGGCGGCTACTCAGCCTGCACAGCAGTTAGCAGCATTGCAACAACAAGCGCAGCTTCAAGGTGCTGGTTTGTTTGGTGAAGCGACTATGTCTGGTCTTGAAGCTCAGTTGGTTGCAGAACAGGCACGAGCTAACTTACTAGGACAAACAGGTACTGGTCTTTTACAAGGTGCGTTAACTCCTAGTACAACATCAACTGAAGCAGCTATAATTCAGAAAATTCTTGGAGGCTAAACATGGCTAAGTTTTCACAAGCGTTCCTGCAAGGACTTTTACAGCCTACTTATGGGCAAGGGATGTTTACTGCCGCACAACAAGCAGCACAGCTTCCGGGTCAGCTTAGACAGCAGCAAGCACAACAACAGCAGATGGAAGCATTGCGCTCTATGACGCCTATGCAACGCGCACAGTACTCTATGCAAACAGCTAAGACTCCTGCTCAGATTACCGCTGCTCAAACTCAAATGGACGCTGCTCAAGAAAGTATAGCTGCTGGTAAAAAAGAACAAGCTGCTGCTGAGTTAAATAAATTGTATCAGCAATACATAACTGAAACTAATCCTGAAAAGATTGCTAGTCTTGAAGGTCGTATACGTAGTCTGGCATCAGCTGCTGGTCGTGATGTTACTGCAGTAGAAAACCAACTACAGGCTATTCGTAGTCGTAGGGCAACGGGAGCTACTGAACAACAGTTTGAAGCCTTCTTTGATAAGTACGTACCGGACGATAAAAAAGAAGAGTATCGTGGTCTTACTCAGGCGCAGATACTAACTCGTCTTGATGAAGATGCCGATGTAGAAGAAGCAAGAGAGTGGGCTAAGTGGTTGAACAAGAACACCATAACTGACGGTAACAGGCAGGAAGCTATTAATCTTGCAGTACAGGCATTTGGTAGTAAAGCAGCGGCAGAGGTAGCTAGAGCAGAAGCTAGTCAGCTGTCTAAAGCTAAAGAGTCTAAAGCAGAGCGTAAGCGTACTTTGTTAGTTACTTATCAAGGTAGGCAGGATCCTATGATGGCTGCTATGGGTCAACCTGCTCCTACTGCAAAGCCAACCAAGCTAGAGATTTACTTAGATGAAGATGGTAATGTTCCTGAAAGAATTGACAACCTATTAAATGATACTGCTATTTCTGCAATAGGTCAAGACTTTAATTATGTATGGTCTCCTCGAGAAGTTCCTGAAAGAAATGTTTCACCTACTCAGCCTACAAGTACAGTTCCTACTCTTAATCAATTGATGGGTGGTTAATAATGGTACAGCTGGTCGTTAAAGAAGACGACACTAAGCAGACACCTACAGTAGAAAAACTATTAGAGAAATACGGCAACACGCCTATTGATCAAATACCCGTAGATGATCTGTTAGTGATCTTTGGGGATACCCCTACTAATGAAATACCAGAGCAAGTTCGCGCTACTCTAATGAACGCGGCTGTCCAGCGTAGGGCTAAAGAGCTTGGTCCTGAAGAGGCTGGGTTTAGTGGTCTTACTTCTGCACAGGCAGCAGAGATGGCTCCGTTTGCTGCTGGTGGTATGGGTATTCAACGTATAAACGCAGCATCTATAGCTGGCTTTACAGATGGCTTAATGGATTCTCTTCGTGGTTTAGGCTTAGCACCTAAGAAGTCCCTCGAAGAAGAATTTGACACCAGAGTAGAACTAGCTAGAGCGCCTGAAGATTACTTTTCAGGTATGTTAACAGGTTCTGTTGCTGATCCTGTCGGCTTAGCTGTTGGTGGTGTAGGCGGTAAGTTAGCTGTAGCAGGTGCTACTAAAGCTCTACCTAACGCTCCTAGAATAGCTACTGCTTTAGGTATTACTGCTGGCGGTGGTGCAGAAGGTGCGGCTCAGGGTGCTCTTATTCCTGTATACGAAGAGTTCGGTGACAGCCGTTTAATGAACACTCTTTATGGTGCTGGTATAGGTACTGTCTTGGGCGGTGCGGCTGGTACTGCAGGGGCTGTTGTTACTCCACCGCTACGTGCACCTGAAGTAAAACCAGAACTAGCACCACAGCCTGTATCTTTACAGCCCAAAGCTCTGTCGGGTCAAGACTACAAGCCTCGTATGAACAGACCTGTAGAGACTCCTGTCACTACTGCCGCTGTAGAGCCTACACCTCAAGTTACTCGTTCTACTCCTGCTACGCTTAAAGTACAAAACATAGATCAACAGATTGCAGACCTTGAGCAAAAAGCACAACAAGTAGGACGTAAGAAGCGTAAGCCTATCGAAAATCAGATAGAGAAACTACGTATTGCTAGACAGAACGAACTTAACCAAGCTAACGAGAAAGCCGCTGTCATTAAAGAAAAAGTTGTCTCACTAGAGAACCAGCTAGATAGGTTGTCTCGCCGCAAAGAAGAACTACAACCCGGAGAGGCTGGTGCAAAGGCTAGGCAAGCTCGTGCAGAACGAAGAGCAGAAGAACTACAAGAAGAAATAGATACTCTTACTGGTCTAGATTACTCACCTAACGGCGGATACGTTGTTACTATATCAGGCGTAGGATACGATAATCCTTTGCAGATTGTTAACAAGAAAAACAGATTAGAGTTAAACAATCCTACTGATGCAGAAATTAGCGTAAAGCTACCACCACCTAAAGAGACTGGTGATCCTGTTACTGATGCAGCGAACAAGTTAAATTATATCCTTAACTCTGACGATGCTGCTCCACGGTTAGGATTAGATGCTCCACCTAGTGCGTCGTCTGCTGGTGTACGCCCTGCAGTACAGTATGCACAAGAAGTATCAGCAGGTGTTGATGAAGCAGCAGCGCGTCGGGCTGGTGAAATGCCACCGTCTACTGCTAGAGATAGAGCAGATATGCCTGTAGGTAGAGACATAGGCAGACAAGAAGAGATGACCCAAGAAGAAATAGGTCGTCGTGCTGCATTGCTTGCTGCATCAACAGAACAGAAGCAACGTCAACAAGCCAAGCAGATGGGACTCAAGGACGAGGATGTTGACTGGGCTATTCAGAACCTTCCTACTATTTCTGAGCGTAAGTTTACGTATGATAACGTAGAGCAAGCAGCTGCTAGATTAAAAGCAGGTCCAATCGGTAGAGACTATGATACACTCGTAGACTTTATTATGGATCAACCCCAAAACAGAATCTTTTCACCAGAAGAAATGGAAGCGCTGCGCCCACTATTCATTGAGGCTAACAACAGAGTAGACCAGACTTTGAGGCAGATGCGTAAGCTGAAGAAAGACGGTCAGGCTGACAGCGCTGAGATGGTTAAGTTAGTAGAAGATCTGTACTTTAATAATTACATTGCAGAGTTACAACGCACTAACGGTCGTGCTGCTTCTCATATTATGCTGCAAGCTAAAAAGACTAAGCGTTTTGTAGCAGAGAATACACGTCGTGTTAATCGCAATCAACTAATCACCAACCTGTTTGGAGTTAAGTGTGGCTAGAAAAGTTATATCAAAAGAGTGTGAAGAAAGCATTAACAGAGTTCTTGCTGCTGTTGACTCTATGCCTGAAGAATTTGAGTCTTTACGTCCTGAACTTGTTAGGAGCCTTTTAAATGATGGAGGCACTAAGAATTTTAATACGTTATCTGTTATAGCTTCTGCATACAACAACTCTTTATTAGGATCGACAGGTATGCTTATGGCTAACATAGCTTCTGCTATGGCGCAAGGTATCTTGTACGTTCCTAACTCTATGATACGAAACGGGGTGGTCAATACTTACGCTGCTTTTGCTGCACTAGCTGGTAGAGATTCTCAGATGTTTGCCAACATGGGTAGGTATTTTGCCTCTGCTATGAAGACAGGTATTGCATCTGACATAGGTCAAGACATACAGTATGTGGCACGGACTCAAGGTATCTCTGAACCAGAACTACGTAAACGTGCTAAAGAAGCTTACGTTCGTTCGTGGGCTGCAACAGACGACAGCATTACTGAAGCAGATATTGATGTGTTTGTTAATTCAATTAATCTTAGTGACGAAGAAGTGGTCAGGTTTATTACTGACATTGAATACATGGCTAATCAGAAAGTTCCTGAAAGTCTACGGTGGTTAACTATACCTCAAAGAGCCGCTGTTGCTATTGATGAATCATCTAAAGTATTTTTTAGAATGCTTAAGATTTCTGAATTAGCTAGAAAGCAAGCGTTAAAAGATGCGGCTGCTAAAGGTGTGTCAGTAGATGAACTGCATAACCAATACTTTAACGAGGTCATGGACGTACACAACGCTAAGTACCAAGGTGAACTTGAGTTAGCAGAAACACAAACTAAAGCGGCTAAGTTTAGAGCGGTACGTGCTGCTAACCAAGCACTAGAAAAAAAGAACAACGCATTCTTCCAAGACTTATTCTCTGATGAGGATATACCCTACGAAGATATACGTGAGTTTGCTTTGAACATGACGTTCCAACGCAGGCTAGGTGATAAGCCCGGCACCTTTAACATTCCCGGTATGATCAACATGATCAACAGGGAGAAGGCTAAGATTGGTCCTGAGTATTCTCTGGGTAATAACCTAAAGGCACTAGCTCTTAACCTTCAGTTTCCTTTTGCAAAGACTCCATACAACATTGTAATGGAAGGGGTGTCATATACTCCTCTTGCGTTGATACCTTTTATGCGACCTAAAGTACTTAAGAAAAAGATTAAGGAAGGAAAGGTTGAGTTGGCTAAAGAAGACATGGATGACTATCTTGTCCGCGTAGCATTAGGTACTCCCGTTTTATTTGGTATTGGTACGTTGTTTGCTGAATCAAATGCAGAAGGATTACCATTTATTGTTGGTTCTCCTATTGATGCACAAGAACGACGAAGGTGGCAACAAGCAGGTATTCCTGAGAGATCTATTCTAGTAGGTGATGTATACGTACCGTTTGAACGTATTGAGCCTGTAGGTACTGTTCTTAGCCTATACGTAGATCTATGGGAAGCTGTCATGAAAGAAAGAGATACTGACGATCCTGACTACAGTGCAATCAATACAGCTATTGACGAAACAGCAACTGCATTACTTAACGCTACCTTAAACAAAACAATACTAGAAGGTATGGTTAAGTTCTTAGATTACTTTAAGTATGATAAGGGTAAAGGTCTACAAGATTACGGAGCAGACTTAGTTAAAGGATTTATTCCTACTGGTGTGTCAGACTTAGCGCGTATTATTGATGACGAAGAACGTATAGCACGAGAGCCGTATGAGCGCATAATGCAGAGAATTCCTGGAGTTAGGGAAATGCTTCCTGTTGATACAATGCAGCTAGAAGGAGTAGACCAAGGACAGAATGCGTTTGAAATTATAACCAAGATGAACTTTGTTCCTACTAACCAAACAGAAGTGCAGAAGTATATTTACAGAACAGAAGCTAACATACCTGTAATTAACAAAGAGTTTTTAGGTGTTACGTTAAACTCTGCTGAGCTGTCGTTACTGCGTGAGTTATCTAGACCCTATCAAGATGGGATACTAGGTGGTCTTGTTGCAGGAGAAAGATTTAAATCAGCAAGAGCTTCGTTACAGAAACGAATGCTTGAGTATCACTCTTCAAGGGCTGTCAATCCTTCTACTAATAAGGCATTGATGCGAGAGTTTATACAGGAAGGTACTAAAAGGTTTGGTCCTAACTGGGTAAAAACGCTGCAGGCTCGTAAGTTTAACGAAACACTGCAGCGTAAAGGACTTCAGGATTACCAAGACTACATGTCAGTAGAGTTGGATTAGATCTCGCAGTTGTTACCAGTACAGGCTAACGTCTGTGACCCTTCAGTCATGTCAGAGTTCTCAGAGATATTCCAATCAATGTTTTCCGGGAACTCTGCCTTTAGCTTCTCATAAGTCTCTATATCAATAGGCTCATAAGGCGCCTGTTGGTAGGTGTGTTCACTGTACGGTAAGAACGATACACCACTAATCTTATCGAACTTGTTGTACAGCCATTGTCCTACTTCTAAGAATTCATTATCACGATAGTAACACGTCATAGATGGTTTGTGTTCACACCAAAAGTCTTGGTATATTTCCCATAGTTCTAACTGCTCCATAGCACCCATCTCAGAGGCCACCACAGCCCCTTTAGGCGACTGTATAGGGAAGCTGAATACCTTGGTACTGGGTGACATTACATCGTCTTCTACGGGGATTCCTGCGGCCTCAAGGACTGCACACAGTGGGTCTCTTGCATCTGCTCGTACTCGTCTAATGTACTGCTGTGCATATCTAGGGTGTATCCCACTAGCAGAATCCACCAGCTGACTAACAGTACCGCTAGGCTTAACGGCGGTGATAGCAGTAGAAGTATTAATAGATAGTCGGTCAGCCCACGATTTATTCGTAGCGATAGCTTCTTCACGCAACTCAGTAAG